GAGAAGGTCGTGAAGTACCACAAAGATTACGACCTACAGGCCATCGTGTGCGATCCGTCTGAGCCGGAGTACATCAAGGTCTTCAACGACCGACTAGGGCACGCACGGGGGCGGAACGGCAACCGTATCGCCCGGAAGGCGCGCAACGCCATTCGCACCGGTCTTGACATGGTGCGGTGGGGTTTGAGCAAGGTCGATCATGGCCCCCGTATCTACATACTGCGCGATTCGCTAGTTGGGCGAGACAGCGAGCGCATGGAGAAGAAGAAGCCGTATTGCCTAGAGGACGAAATACCCAGTTACATCTGGACGCGCAGCAAGGATGGCAAGCCGGTCAAGGAACGACCTGACCCGACCTGCAGTGACCACGCTATCGACTGCCTTAGGTATGCCGCTATGTTCATGTGGAACAAGGACATGTCGGTAGAGCAAGACATTAGCACCTATCCTGAAGGGAGCTTCGGCGCCCTTCTCAAACACGACGACATCGTAGGAACACGGAATGGACTTCAACGATCCTGAGCATCTGATGGAAGAGGTGCAGGCGGCGGTCCGCTTCCGCAATCAGCACCTCAAGCATCTGGACGAGCAGCTGCAGCGGTTTCGGGGACCCGCGTGGCGCAAGGACGGATACAGCGTCGGTAGCGACTACGCGCCTGAGAACACGTACTACGAGTACGTGTCGCTGATGATCCCGAAGCTCATCTTCGACAACCCGAGGGTGCAAGTGCAGAGCCGCAAGCCCGGGCCTGCAAATGATGTTGCTACCGCTATACGCTACGGCCTGAACCGCTGGGTGCGCGACTGCGTACTGCGCAAGCGTCTGGTCGAGCTAGCAACCGACATGCTGTTTAGCTTTGGGGTTGCGGTCGTAAAGGAGAGCTATGCCGACGCAAACGGCATCTCGGTTAGCCTCCCTACGAAAGAGGTGCAGGAGCCGAGCAAGCCCATGTGGCCAGTTGTCGAGCGTGTGTGCCAAAAGCAGTTCATCATTGACCCGGGCTGTGAGCGCCCGAGCGACGCGCTGTACATGGGCCACGAGTTCCGGCGCCGCCGCAAAGACCTGCTGGCTATGGCTGAAACCGGCAAGGGCTGGGACAAGGAGGCAATTCGAGAGGCTGCGGCATCAGAGGCGTATGCCAAAGACGGCAAGGACGCCAAGTACCCGGATCGCGACGAGATCACGGTGTACGAAATCTGGGTGCCTGACATGAAACTCGATGAGTCCCCAGGCCCTGAGATGGGTTTCCACGGGACGATCCTGACGCTGGCTTCGGTAGTCGGGCCTAATGGCGCCCAGCCTGTTGGCAAGTACATCCGTAAGCCACGACCGTACTACGGACCCCGTACTGGCCCGTATTCGATCTTTGGCGTCTACAAGGTGCCGGATAGCCCTATCCCGCTGAGCCCGTTGACGGCGGTCGAGTCGCAGATCAACGACCTGAACCAGCACGTTCGCGCGGCAAGCAACAGCATGATGAAGCACAAGCGTATCGTCGGGGTCAACGACCCGCGTACGGCGCAGCTTGTGAAAGACACAGGACATGACTATGTCGCAGTCGTACCTTTCGAGGACGGTCGCGCGATGGTTCAGGAGTTCGAGCTTGGCGGGCAAACCGAGCAGCAGGCTAACTGGATCGCCACGTGCCGAGAGCGCGCAGATCGTGCGCTTGGAATGGACGAAGCGCTTCGGGGAGCAGTGTCCGGTGCCGGAACGGCTACTGAACACACCATCGCGTCGGAGGCAGCTAACACGCGCATTGCGTACATCAAGCAAGCGTTCAGCGATTCAGTGACTGCGCTGCTTGAGAAGGTCGCCTTCTACATGTACCACGACGACCGCATCGTGTTCCCACTTGGGAGCGAGATGGGGCGTCAGCTAGGTATGCCTCCTGAGGTCATGCCGTTTTTCGAGGGCGGTGGACATGACACAGACGAGGGCTACGGGTTCGAGGATCTGGAGCTAGAGATCGAACCGTACAGCATGGAACGCGCGTCGGAGGGTATGGCGCAAAAGCGAGCCATGGAAATGCACACCATGATTATGAACACGCTGCCAGCAATGCAGCAGTACCCGGACTACCCGTGGCTAGATCACTTCCAGAAGATCGGAAACGCCATGAACACGCCCGACCTGCCAGAGCTTGTGCGGCCTGAGCTACTGAAGCGCTTCTCGGACGACCTTCAGAGGATGCAGCAGTCGCAGGCTATGGCTGCGATGAAGAGCGGCACGCCAATGCTCCAGAGGCAAGCGGGCAATGATCCGGCTAAGACTGTGCAGGTTGCAAAGCCGTCTAACCATCTGCCCAATGCAGGTCGCATGATGGGTCAGATGTTGCAGGCACAGCAGCAGCAGGCGCCAGTTGGAGAGGCTAAGCGGTAATGGCATCTCGCCGACAGAGAATGCCCAAGCGTTTCTCCGTCAAGAGCGGAGACAAGGACCCCAGTGGTGGACTGACCGCTCAGGGCGTTGCTAGATATCGTCGCGCTAATCCAGGCTCAAAATTGCGCACTGCAGTCACGACTAAGCCGTCGAAGCTGCGGAAAGGCAGCAAGCCAGCTAAGCGCAGGAAATCGTTCTGTAAGCGCATGGGCGGCATGAAGGCCAGGCTGACTAGCAAAAAGACGGCTAGCGACCCGAACTCGCGTATAAACAAGGCCCTGCGAAAGTGGAACTGTTGACAGGGCCGCAGAAGATAGGAGACAAAAAGTGACAAGATCAAACCCGAGGATTATTGTGCGCAGGAATGACGCGTTTGTGAGCAACCAGGCTCCCCGGAACTGGAAGCATCACAAGGGCGAATTTGACAAAAAAGGGCGTCCTATTTTCCGCAACATGCAGGAGGCTCACGAGAGCGCGCGACGTGCGCGCGGTGAGGAGGGCGCTAGGACCTACTACGATGCAATGGACTGATAAGGGCTATGTCTGATATTGAGCAACAAGACACGCAAGACGCCGCTGTTGAAGCCGAGCCTCAGGTTAGCCCTGAGGGCATGAGCAGCGACCAGATTCGCCAGGCGTTCGATGAGTACGAAGACAATGTGCTCATGGAGCTTGACCCGGAGCCGGATCCTGACGATCTTGTAGACGAGTCCGAGTACGAATCGGACACGGAAGAGGAGGAGGCAGAGGGCGAAGCCTACGAAGAGTCGCCGTACGACGAAGGCGACGACGAACCGCTCTCTGAACAACTCGAATCGGCGATCAACACCCTCCTGCGCGATGGGTGGGAGATCGACGATCTAGATGCACTGTCTGACGAGAGGCTGCTTCAGATTGCTGAGCACCGCCGCAAAGTTCAGACAGATGTTGACCGTAAGCTGCGTGAACGCCAGCAAGGTACCCTGGACGATGAGACCGAGACGGACTCCGAGGCAAGCAATGCAGAGCCCAACTCGGACACACCCATCAGTCTCGCTAACCTCAAAGAACAGGCTATCCGGCTCGCAGACGCACTCGGTCTAGATGAGGAGGGCACCGAACTCCTCACGGGTTTCCAGCAAGCCGCAATGGGCCCGCTGCAAGGGATCATCCAGCAGCAGGCCGAGGCTTTGCAGGCAATCCAGCAGCAGATCCTGTATCAGGATCTGGAGCGTCTGCGCATCGACATGGCGTCTGAGTACCCCATGGTCGAGGATCCGTCCTCGGAGCGATGGCAGAACGTGTTGGACCGTATGGGCGATTTCCTCCAAAGCGACAAGGAGACAAACCCCCGTAAGGCCATGGAGGACGCAATCCTGCTTGAGTTCCGCGACGACCTTGCCAATCAAGCTCGTGCCGACCGAAGGCGAGTGCGCGACCTCCGCGAAGATGGGATGGTGACCACGAGGTCACGCCCCGAGCCCACCCCGGTTTACAGCACGCCGGAGGAACGGGAAGATGCAGTGCTGAGAATTCTTGAGAGCAACGACCCGGACAAATACAAACGGGCACGTGCGATCGGTAAGGCTAACTTCTAGGAGAAACGGTAATGGGCTCTGCGCTTACTACCTTCAACGACTTCATGGACAACACCGGTCCGTCCTTCCTGACGGGGGCGACCGACATTGTCAACGAGGCGGTGAAAAACAACTATCTTCTGCGCCGCTTCATGCGGGGCAAGGGCCCCTCGGAAACGATCCAGGGCGGCTCATCCATCAAGGACACGATCCTCTTCGACGAGTCCAACACCTTCCAATACTACCAGCCGAACGAAACGTTCACCTGGCAGAACCCGCAGGTGCTGGAGCAGTGGGAGATCAACTGGCGTTTCGCCGTCGATCACATGTCGTGGACTGACCACGAGATCGAACTGAACGTCGGTGGTCAAGGTCGCAACGCCCGCCACACCACGTACAAGGAGATCAAGCGCAGCAAAGAGCAGCGCCTGTGGACCTCTTTGTTCAACGGTATGGAGGACAGCATCTTTGCTACGCCTGACAGTGCTGCCATGGAGGCCGACGCGGGCACTAAGCCCTACAGCCTTCCGTGCTTCATTACTGAAGGCGGCGGGCTGCCTTCTGGTTTCTCTGCTGTGCAGAAGCTGGACAAGCCGAAGTGGACCAACCAGGCTGTTACCTACGAAGGTAACTCCAACCTGAAGACCTGTCAGGACAACATGTTCGAGGGCATGGACAGCCTGTATCAGGACGTCAAGTTCATGCCGCCCCCGTCGCATCAGGAATACTTCGAGAACCCGACGCTGAACGCAATGTACATTGGGTGCAGCAAGAAGGGCCTGAACTTCTACCAGCGTGCGCTGCGTGATGCTCAGGATACCTTTGTGACTGCTTCGCGTCAGGACCCGTCGTTCATGAAGCCGCAGTACGCTGGTCACGACCTTGAGTACGCTGCTGGCCTCGATGACATTGCTGTTTACGGCAATGGAACTGCGGTTGGAACCGGCACGGAGACCACTGCCACCAGGAAAGGCCCTCGGTACTACTTCATCAACGCCAACTATCTGAAGTACGTGTTCCACACGACGCGTTACTTCTATACCCACACGTCGATGAAGCATCCGAACCAGCCTTTCACCACGGTCATGCCGGTGGACTGCTGGCACAACTTCATTTGCCGTTCGCGTCAGCGCCAGGGACTCCTGTCGCCCGTGAGTACCAACGTTCCCGGCTTCTGATCCCAGGAGAATCCTAAGATGACTAAAAGTATCAGCATCCTTGGCACCGCTCCGCAGCTACCGCGTGTCGAAATCGCCGCGAAAGCGCCTTCGGCGGTGACGAAAGGTAAGATTTGCAAGTTGGTCAAGACGGTTGACGACGGTACCGACAGTTGGACCGCCGCAGACCTTCTTGCCACGGATCACGAGAGCCCCCACATCCTGTTTGCCGTCGCGACAGAAGCCGCTGCAGCCAACGAAATTGTGAAGTGGGTTGTGCAGGGCGTGGTGACGATTAGCTTCCGAGACGTCGGGGGTAACCTCGCTGCCGCGGATACGGCGTGCTCGGTTGTCGGCGGTACTGGAATGCAGAGCGTGTCCGCAGCTTCTTCTGGCGAGCGTGTTGTTGCGTATAACGTGACGGCGGTTGCTGTTAGTGGCGATACGGAGCTTCAGGTGACCTATTTTGACGGCACCAGCATGGTCTTCGCCTGATGAGCCTGAACGTCAAGGAAGCACTGGAGCACGTCAAGCACGCGCTCAGCGCGGATCGTATCCCGTCAATCGGCGGGCTGCGCATCCTCAACGACGCTGGCGAGTACCTGTGCGCCATGCACCCTTGGCGTTGGCTAGAAGGGGAGCAGGCTACTTTAGGCCTGCTCCCCAATACCCCCTACATCTGGCTGCCCCCGGATCTAGTCAGCATCAACGCGTTGGTGGCAAACGACACCGTGCACGCGAACATTACGCTGACCACGTCGTCGGAGCTTGCGCGTAGGCGCGCGTCGACGATCAACACGTCATTTCACTACTGGGCCGCGATGGTGTTTGCGCCGATGTCGCAGCCCAAGTACCAAACGGTGCGGTTCAACAGCGTCCCTAGCGACGGTGACCACTGCAACATTAGCTCAGGCTCTACGACCGTCAAGTTTGAGTACACGACTGGAAACGAGCAGGACACTGAGTTCGTCAAGTACGTCAGGGGCACGACGAAGA